GGCCCGCCAACAGAAATTGTGTTGCCCATAGAATTGCCGTGAACGGTGCAGTAATATTTTAAACTATCTGGCGCATCGCTCGCCACCACTATAGTAACCTTGGCTCCAGCTTGCCCAGCCGTTCCTGTTGTCGTTACGCCGGTAGTGTATGACGCATCTGCGCTTGTCCTAAATGCAAAAGGATGCCCAGAGTTTGACGCGTCTGAGAGGTCAAACACATATGTGTTGCCCCGCACAAAGGTCAAAGCTGGCGCAGATCCAGAAATGCCTCCGATTGCATATTTATTGCCACCGTCATTAACCACTGTGACTGTATAATTTACCGTTTCGGGATTTTCTCCTGCCATGAACGGATAACGAAAGACGCCGCGCTGGACGCCAGCCGTGCGTGATAGGTTGCCGATTAGCCAATGGCCTTCCTTGTAATCATAAGCAACGTAGCGGTCTATTTCAGTAGCGCCTTCAGAGCAATAGAACCACCACACCTCGCCGTACTGGCCGTTGGCAAACGACCAAACCTTTGATTGCTGCGCTGGGTTGAAGTCGCCAAAAACATAGTCGAAGACATCGCAGGGTATTTCTTGAACGCTGTTACCATCAAACCTAAAGAAACCACGCTGGCCCATCCAGAATACGCCCATATCAACGTCAGACGCAGCCTTGCGGGATATTGCCCCACACGATGTACCAACGCGCTCAAAGCCATACACATAAGGCGGGCCAAGGTATCGCGCTGTGTGGGCTGATGTATCCGTCAGAATAAGCGTCTGGCCTCGCGTTCTAACGCCCTGCATGATCTGCCCGCTGTCGGCAAGCTCAATATCGCCAGCCTCGTTTGTAGCTGCTGGCGTCCATACTGTGTTGTTTTCACGATCACACCATGAGATTTTACGCGGGTTGTTGCCACTACCCAAGGCAAAGATAAAACGCTCTTCCGTTACAACTAAACCAAGATTGCCCGTAGGGGCATTTGCAATCGGAGCCGCTTTAACTGCTGGGTTTAACTGCCACTCCAACAAGCGCCCGTCATCCTTATTGCAAGCAACCAAATACTCGCCCCAATTATCTAAATTCCATTGGGTGGCTTCTTCTGGAACAGCATTGGCGTTTTGCTGGATCGGAGTACCATAAAACCCGTCACCATAAAATCCGTATCCGTAACCCGTTTCGACTTCCGCATTTTCGCGGCCTGTCGCTAGGTCTGTTGGAGCAATGTCGTACACAGTGCCACCGCCGGTCATGGCTTTAAGTTCATTATATGAACCGCCAGCCGCATAGGCCGTGCCGGTATTTGACTCCCATGTGTGCATTCCGCGCACAGGGTTTGTGCTGAATGACGCTTTGCGCTCTTGCCACCCGCCGATTGGGCGCAAGCTGTTATCCCGCCACCTGACCAAGCTGCCATCGCGCCAGCGGCCAGACTGCTCTAAATCAGTTCCGTTTCGGTAAAATCCTGCGGGGATGTCGAGGGGTACGAGCGTCATTTATAAAGCAAACCCAATGGTTGAAACATTTGCCCTGCCGCTAGAGTTCACATCAATACTTAATGAGCCATTTGGGCCAAGGTAAAATGATCCTCCAGCAACCTGATATGCGGAGAGGGAAAAACTCGTTGTCCTTGCGCTCGTGCTGCTTGGGCTTACGCTAGTGTTGTAGCCACTGGCCCCAGAAGTACACGTTATGAATGAGCCAGAGCCAGTTACACTGATTGTGCCACTTCCCGCGTTGTGTGGAACATTAAACTTATATTCCCCATACATACCCCCAGAGCCAGCGGTTGTGACAGTTCCGTCAGAGCTTCTGTACCCAAAAGAAGGGCTTGCATAGTTAGGGCCGCCAGTCGGAATACTAATTGTTGTGCTTCCGATAGACGTAACGTGACCATATGTGTCAAGGCTGATGTCTTGGATAACCGTCGTGCCGCTGTTGTTTACGCTGCCTTGGCTTGATGTGTCCGAGTGGCTGATGGTGCGGTTGGACGCTAAAGACCCACCACCCGTTAAACCGCCGCCAGCGGAAATGCTTGTTGACGTAGAAGCCTTGGCGTTTAACTGCGTCTGGATGTTGCTGGTCACACCGTCAGTATGGTTCAACTCTGCTGTAGTAGCCGTCACACCGTCCAGTTTATTTAGTTCACTCGTAGAGGCTGTTAAGCCGTCCAGCTTATTAATCTCCGCAGCATCAGCAGTAACAGCCGTGCCGCCGACCTTCCATGATCCAGCAGTTAAGTCTGGGGTGCTTGCGGTATCACCGTTCAGAACGTCCACAACGTCATCAAGTGCCGCGTTGATCGTGGTTCCCCATGTATTCTCTGAACCGCCGACTGTGGGTTTGGTTATGCTGATCGTCATTTAATCGCCTCGCGCTTTTTTTGCACTATATATCATTTTGCCAGCAAACACTATGCTGCTTCCTGCTCTGTCCAGACCGCCGCTGGCACAGTTTCGACTTGCCACTTAAACCGTGCTGGGCCGACAATTGGCACACCGGCCACGATGTCAGATGCTGTCAGCGCTTGGCTCTGCGTGACGCTTGGAGCGCCGACAGTCGGAGCGCCAGCCGTGATGCTGTCAGCCGTTAAGCTGATGATTTGCGTTATCGTTGAGGCAGCGACAGTCGGGGTGCCGGACGTAATATCACCAGCCGTTAGCTGCTCATTCGGGATAAGCGTGACATTGCCAACCGTAGGCGCACCAGCCGTAATATCAGCGGCAGTAAGCTGCGTGTCAGCGCCAATCGACGGCGTACCGACAGTTGGAACGCCAGACGTAATATCAACCGCTGTGAGCGTGTGAGCTTGGCTAATCGTTGAGGCAGCCACCGTGGGTGTGCCAGCCGTGATGTCGGTGCTTGTGAGCGATTGACCCGACGAAACGCTTGGCGTTCCTACTGTTGGCGCACCGGCGGTGATGTCGGCTGACGTAATAACGTGCGCCTGAGAGATTGTTGACGCGGCAACCGTGGGAGCGCCAGTAACAATGTCATCGAGGCCAAACGCTGCATCTGCAACAGCCCCTGTGTCGGCTAATGGGGCAGACGCTAAGGGGCTGAAACCTAGCATGTATTACTCCTTATGGCTTCGTCGGCCAAGTGACATTCGTCGGGAAGCCAGATTGGCTTGGAATGTCTCGCAGCGCCTGTCTGTACGTCTGCATATCTGATGTCATCGTGTTGTCTGACAGTGCCAGATAATCGGTTTCTGCGATTAAGCTGTTGCGCTTTTCTCTGACTTCCGCTGCCGCTCTGTCGTTAGCACCTGCAGCCCATGCAGCTTCTTCAGCTTGGCGAGCAGCTATTTCATCTGCGGTCATATCGGTTAGAACGCCGTTTACATACTTTTTCATTATGCCACTCCGTACAATCTAATTTTACCGCTTTCGATAGTTCCACTAGCCATAGAGATTTGAATATCTGTAACGACGGTAGTAGCGTCATAACTGCCGCTTAAACTGGTGTCCAAAAGTTTAACACTATCCACCGCAGTGTATGCACCATTCATACAAAACCGCAGCGCCGAATTGTTCGCCCCATACAAGTGATAATTAAAATTAAAACCATCGCTGACAGATCCAGAGTTTTTTAGTATTTCAATGTGATTTGAACCACCAATAACTCCAATATTGACTGAACCAGAGCCATTGCTAGCGACATATCTATAACGTCCAGCTGTATTATAGTCTGTGCTTCCTGACTTAAAAGTTGAGCCTCCATCTGTGCTAACCCTCAAATAGAAGGTTAGCGTACCAGAGCCAGTTATGTCTTCCCCCAGCAACTGAAATATAGAAAAATCACTAGGCAAAGACAGATTAACACTTGAAGTAGACGACGTTATGTCTGTGGTTGAAACGTGTGATAATACTAAAGCCATAAGTCACTCCTATACGGCTGAAGAGCCATCCATATCGGCTTGCGCCATCACCCACGCATAACATTTATCCAAGAATGTAGAGCCAGACGCAGCTTCTACATCTGTGAGATTTGCGTTGTAACGCTTGAAGTCCACCTCGCGGGTGTCATCGGTCGGCGAGCTTGTTGCATATGCGCTGAGGTCAATCATCACGGTAAACTTGGGGTCTGACCCACGTTGACGGCTGACAGCCGCTGTAACGATGCGGTAGTATGCGTTATTAAAGCTAATGCCATATTGTGAGGCACCTTCTGCAATGTTGTGTTGTATAGCCATTGGTATCTCCTTTAGGCGTAAGTTACTTCGGTGGTTCTAATGTTTGCCACCCAACGTATATTGTGCGCAGCCTCACCAGTGCAGGTGATGGCAAGCGCGTTATTGGTGTTATCGGCTGAAAGAGCCATGCCCCACCCAGATGAGTTTTGGATGACTGTGGTTGCGGAGTTAGCGAGGGTGGTTGTGCCGCCGTCATTCACCAGCAATCCCTCAATCTTCCATGAGGCATATGCTTGTGCGCCGTTCTGCATCGCGGTTATGGTGCCGTCGAAGGTGATGCAGGTGTCATTGGCCGCTACGATTTGGTTTGTGCTTCCAGCGGTGCTGTTAGTTGTGGTTAGTGCTTCAGCAGTTGCATCTGTGGTGTCTGCATACAGAATATACATACCACCTTGCGCTGACCCCGCAGAAAACCACCCCTTAGAACCAAAGATAAATGCGTTTTGAACAGCCGCTTTAGCATATGGCCCAAATGTCATTGCGTAGGTTTGAGTTGCAGCAGATGTAGAACCGCCGATACAAGCTGCGCCAAACCCACTAACTGTATGACTATCGCCAATCGCATAACCCGAAACGCCGGATATAGAGTGGGATGAACCTAAAGCAATCCCCTTAGAGTTGCTGACAATATTGTTGTCTCCAATACTAATTCCGTCAGCGCCACTAGTCTTCGATAGTCGCCCCATCGCGATGCTGTTCGCCCCGCTCGCCCCATAGCTTGAACTGTTGCTTGCTATAGCTGCTGCTAGGCTGTCTGTACCAGAAGCGTAACCATTTATCGCTATAGCTGAAAAAGCACTTGTAGCAACTGATCCAGCTCCATTAGAAGGTGAACCGATTGCAACCGTGTAAAAGTTACTAGAATTTGCGTTAGGGCCAATCGCAACAGAGTTAATACCTGACGCAGTTGGGTTATAACCAATTGCAGTAGATCTTGTGCTTGATGAAGTAGCCCCGTCACCAAATGCTAAAGCGTCTGCACCGCTTGCTACAGCGCTGTCTCCTATCGCTACAGCATTAGCCCCAGTGGCGCTTGGCTGTGCTGATGGACTACTTTCATTAGCAGCATAAAGATCTGCACCACCACCGCCACCGCCGCCAATTGCGCTGCCATCTAAGAGTAAGTCAGTACCGTCAGAGCTAAGTGTAACACCGCCACCTGAGCCTGTGTTATCAATATTAATAGAACCCATTATTTATTACTCCTAAGCATACG